TAAAGCATCTAAGTTCTGGTTCAAGCGCCCAAATGTTTCAACGGCCATTTTAGATTTTTGAGAATTATCAGAACCTAATTTTGCGCTTTCTTTTGCAGATTCTACTAGTCCGGCCTGATTAGCTTTCGCCTGACTAAAACTAGGCGTAGGTTGCGCCGCTTGACCTGGTTGCGAACTTGAATCACTCTGCGCCCCAAAAGCTCCGAAACTACCATCGTTATTAGTATACTGAGGTTGGTTAACCGCCACAGGTTGTAAGCCAGCACTATTAGATGCAGCGGGAGCTTGTTGTTGTGGAATTTGTTGTTGTGGTTGTGCCGTACCAAATACGCTTTTAGAGTAAGGATTTTGTGGTGCATTATAATTAAGCTGTCCAGCGGTTTGTTTTGCTGAAGCAGGGTCCATACCACCCAATATTAACTGTTTCTCAGCCTCATTCTGAGCCAAATTAGCTTGATTGCCCAACCTATCATAGCCCAACCCAGTACGCATCATTGTGCCCTGATAGCCGAGTAAAGCGCCTGGAGCACGTGCACCTAGTAAATAAGGCAATTGTTGCATAGCTTGTGCGTGATATTGCTGACCGCCATTCTCCCAAGTTGGAGGAAGCCCACTAGTATCTATTCCCGCTCTTTGCGCAACAGTCTTAGCAGCTTGATAACTTTGGTCATCACTCGCGGTAGATAAAAGACTTGCACCAAACAGTAATTTCTTTTGCTCTAAATCAACCTGACCGCCAGCAATTTTCTGGCCAGTTTCAATACCAGTTGTAATCGGTGAAAAATCAACTGCATTCTGTCCTTTTAATGGTGCCTGTACATCTACTGCCATAATATTCTCCTAATCCCTAATCCCAATTTCTAACTACTTAACCAAGGCAACTCAGCACTCGTTCCTGCCGCGCCATATTGTATATTAGCAGGATTAACCCTCGTCGTTCCAAATTGATTATATTGATTTAAACTAGCACTTGGAAGATTATTAGTTAATGAATTCATAGAAGGAAGACCATTATAAGCACCTATGACATTTCCAGCTAAATTTACAGTATTCATAAGTCCTTGTGTATTAGCATTATTAGCACCAATGATACCATTGGCCTCTGCTGAGCCCCTATCTGTTGCCAGACCAGCCAGATTATTCCCATAAGCAGTATTTAAATTCTGTTGATTAGCAGTAGCATTTATACCCTGATTAGCAGAATTACTAAATTTGTTATATGCATTATTCTGATTCTGAACATATCTATTATATGAATTTTGATATTGGTTTGTTGCCGTATCCTGATTAAACCGCTCCAAACCTTTAATTGCAGCACCACTTAAATAACCTTGTTTTGCAGAGGCATTTCTATCTAATGCTTTTTGTCCTTCAGATATTGCAAATTGATAACCAGGATCTGTCTGAAAATCAGATGTTCCAAAGCTTTTAGTTAAATTACCAAACGCACCCGTAGTTCCTGTATTAACACCAGAATAAGCTGCATCGCTTGCATTGCCTAGACCTAAACCATAATTAAGAGCGTTATAACCTTGCATTCCGCTATCAAGCAATGGTTTTTCTAATGCAGTATTATTATTATATTGAGTAGTTTGTGCATCCTGCGCATTATTAATACCATTCTCCAGGGCGCTAGCACTTGCACTTGCAGCTCTTTTACCCGTTGAGCCTGTTAATATACCAATTGGATTACTCATACAAACTCCCTCTTATATTCTTCAAATTTCTCGCCATACATCTTTTGGAATAGCTCACCATCAATATCTCTATTCAATAAAATAGCACAAAAATGAAATATTTGGTAGATAAAAGCTCGTAACATATAGCTTTTTTCTAATTCACCTTCAATGCCCTGTGTTTCAATTTTATTAGCACTCATCCATTGTAAAAACATTGAAGTGATAAGTGGTTGCAATTGAGATTGAAAGGTGCGGTAAAAATTGTTACTTGGTAGGTAAACCATAGTTTTCATAATAAGTTCTAAACACTCATCCTTACTAACGCCATCATCATATATATCATCAAATAATTGGGAAATTTGAAATAGTAATACGCAAAATTCCACTGCTGACATATCGCCCAACAGTTCATTTAGATTTTCCCTTATAATCTGACTATTCTGTAGATCTTGCTCTTTCATTAACTATTTCCCCTGTCTGCATCTGAATGCGCCGCAATTAAAAATATCTTAGCTTTTGTTGAAGTTGTCAACCTATAAACACGCGCACGGCCACGCCCCAAACGCCTCCAGATTACACGAATTAGATATTCACCTATTTTACCAACCGAACCAACTACACCATTAGTAAATGAATGCCCATCATTAGCCCACTCTAAATATATTTGTGGGTTTGTATCTTCAATCGCCCCTGAAACCAAGCCCACACCTACCTGCATATCAATCTGTAATGATTTAAAGTATATATACTCAAGATCATCTATAATCCAGGGCAGCGTCCTCATTCTACGAATATCTACACCATTATCATCAGATAATTCCAAACTCTGCTGATAAACAATGCCATTTTCATAATCACCAATTAAATGTTTACCAAAACAAAATACATGATTATTACCTCTATGACGACTGTAAACGCCTTGCGCTGGATCAAAATAAGCTTTTTCACTCCATAGATTATTTTCTATATCATATATCAAAGTAGTTGGCACCTGAGGCGCATTTAAACAATAAAATGTGTGCCCATTTTCTTGATAAGTATATGCCACTGCATTTGTAAGGTCATATTTACTTAATATTTTTTCAATCGGGTTAGTAGAAATACGAGTAGGGTTATATGAATTTGTTTTAAATATCATGGCATTGCCATCTATATCTTGTTTCACCCAAATGATAGCATCAGCAGTAGCAGTTGCTGCAAATGCAGAGGCGGTTCCATATTCAATGAAGGCACCGCTTATAGGAGATAATGGAAAATCAGCATTGCCAGAATTATAAATAATTTCGATTGTATTGTCACCAATAAGATAAACTTCATTATGTAAAACAACTAAACAAACAAGATTATCCGGAGAACCTTCTGCGACTGCGAAATCAGTCGGATCACCATTTAAACCATCATATATTGCAGAAATATAATAAACGCTTGAATTGGGTTTATTGAAAACAAAATAGCCCCCTAAAAATACAACTGTAACTGCACCAAGAAAATAATCAGCAGTGATTTGAGTAAAAACATTAGTAGATAAATCTAATATCCAACCACCTGTATCTGTGCCATCAACTATGCAAAGCTGACCACCATTATCGGTCATTGAAACTGTACCTGAGAATGTTAACAATGAACCACGCGCAGTGGATGAGCCATTGGCAAAGGCTTCGTATAAAGTTCCAGATGCTACAAAGAAGCAACGGCCCAAAACTTCCCAACTGCCACGGATCCCAGCACCTGCAAAAGTTGTAAATGCGACAAGTCCGGCAGTAGGATTTAAAGCCCAAGTATCTCTTGAGGTTCCAGTTTCTGATTTTACGGGATAGAAGTTTACACAACGTTGGGCATCGAAGGTTAAACTGTTATAGACGTATGAAGGCCCAACAAAATTTATTTTAGGCATTCCATGCTCCTAATAACCAGTTAATATATGTGGAGATATAGGGAATGTACTTCCTGACATACCAACCAATCTGGCAGGCATACCAAGCTGAGGAATTTCTACGTTAATTCTTTTTAATTGAGCTTTTGATTGAGTAGCCCACACCGCTAAATCAGGAGATATAGGACGTTGGAACGCAGCACAAATTGTAGCAGCAAGATTAGATTCTATTGCATTCTCATAACCTGGAGGGAAACTCACAGTATCAGTTAATGCAGTAAAGCTAGATAATACTTTCCAGCTCCAGAGAACCAGTTCCCAGGTGCTATCTGTAACTACAGGCCATAGAGTTATTTCGCTTAATGGATAACCAGAATTATAATAAATACCCAAAGCTATACTTGAGGTTACTTCTTTTGAAATAATGTTTGCATATTCATCATACGTCCAAACCGCGATACGCAAATCAGTAGAGTTATCCCCATCTGGGCCTCTCATGTACGCTTGATTTATATTAACTGGGCGAGAAGTGTTAAAATCCCCGCCAGTTCCTATTGTGTATGTTTGTTGGCCGGCAGCCAGACTGAAAACTTCCTGAACGTTATTATAGATCATTAGATTTTCAGTTGACCATGTATCAAGCATTCTATTTAAAAGACGGAAACATTTCTGAGCCTCAGTATTAGTTGGAACCTCATCCGCTGCAATGATACCAGCATCTTGCATGGAGTCGATGATAAGACTCAGAACTGTTGTGGTCATAAATACCGCCTAATAATATTTTAAGATACTCTAGTTACAAGGAAACTAGAGTTTATATAAGCACTGGTAGTATCAGCATGACTCGCATTCTGAGCTATCTGAACAGTAAGTGTACCAGCAGTAGCTACGACTATAGCGCCTGTAATGTTACCATTAGTGAAAACAGCGGTTGAGGCACCTACAGCATTTCCAAGGGTAGTAGTAGTACTTCTAGCATTAGAAGTAGTACCATTAAGATTGGAACCAGTATAAGAAACCGAAGTAGCCGTTGCAGTGCCACCAATGGCGAACTTAGCACCACCATTAGCAGTTGATGTACCAGTAATATAAGCTTCAAAGATATAAGTAGCTCCGGCAAGTACGTTTACAGAAAGTCCAGTAATGTTAGTTAAAGTAGTGCTGGAAACTCTGTCGACTTGCGCGGTAGAGGCTTTGGCATCAGTGAAGATAGTATAATCTCCGGTCTGAGCACCATCAGGCAATGCTTGCGCACTTGTATATCCTGATATTGCTTGAGTTTGTGTGTTTAAATTACTTGGCATATTATTCTCCTAATAAGCAAAGAAGTAGTTATAAATAGAAGTATCAGAAGCTGTACCAGCAACTGTAAATCCTGTACCAGAAGTAACAGTTTTCACAGAAGGATAAGCACCAACAGTTCCACCAACAGTAAGAAGTGTAAAGATTATTGGCATACCAGTTACATAATTAGAATCAGTAACAGTAACAGGGGTAGTGCCATTAAGCGTTACAGTTCCATTAGGCGTTACGCCATCTGGAAACGCTGCATCAACACCAGCGGTGACAATTGCAGCAGTTTGAGTATTAAATCCATTAGCAGGCATTGTATTTCTCCTTAATTGTTAAAGGGGGCCTTTTCAGACCCCCTCGTTCATTATCCACAGATACGACAAGCAGTCTGAGCACGAAGTGTAGCCCAACCACCTAGTAGATCAAGACGGGTAATCGCCCTGTCATTCACCATATCAGTACCTTGTGTCAAACGAATAGATAGGCCAAGTTCTTTAGAACGAGCCATACCATTCTTAACACCAGGCATTTCTGGCAAGTCAACAGTCGCAAAAGTGAATGCATCTTTATGGAATGCAAGGTTTTGCGGACTAACTGTACCACTCGCCCCAAGAACTGTAATAGCTGCATTATTTGCAGGTAATGCATTTACGTTCTGGTTATACACAAGCGTTAAACCATTAGGGCCTACAAGCGCAGGACTGAATGATATAGTAGAGTTACCAGAACCATCAGTGGTAGTGGCGGCAGTTACTACACATTGCTGTAGTTGACCAGTAGTAATACGACTTTGTGGGTTAACAGAATAAACACCAGCAATAGTGAATATATCGCCAACATTCAAAGTAGTAGTAGTTACAGTCCAACCATCAGTCACTAGTGTTGAAGCACCAGAAGCAAATGGAGTTGAAGGATAATTAGTAAGTGGAGTGCCACTATAAGTACCTACAGTCTGAACACCAACGTTCTGATCCATATACCAATCAAAACCAACCGCTGTACCCATAGATCCTTTCAGATATTGGTCAGAGATAGTTTTTTGTGGGTTAAAGATAGTAGTAAGTGCGTTAACGATAGTTGCTTGTGCAAGAGGGTTAAGAACTAACCTTCTGTCACCCATTGGGGTAGCATTATCATCAAGTTTAACACCAGCTTGCAGGTAAGTTAGTAGGGTACTAGGAGTTGTGCCTGGCGTACCGACTGCATTATAGATGTTTTTGTATTGTTGCAAGCCATCATAATCTATCATGTTAGAAATGTTGGCAACAGCAGGTTTGATGATCCTGTCAGAGAATTCATCTATGGAAAGTTTAAGTTCCGCAGATGTAAACGACATATCGGTACCATACTGAGTAGAAAGTGTCAGTGGAACAGATGATTCAACTGTACCTTCAACGTTAAGAGTAGGAGTTCTACGACCTACATAACGAACGGGCAATCTGATGTTAAGCGTATCGCCAATTTTAGCGCCAGCTTTACCAAATTCTGAATCATATTGACGGTTGACATTACGAGTAAAGGTGAGTTCGTTTACTAGCACCCTTAGAGCTTCATTGGTAATCATACCAATGGTTAATAGAGTATTTGACATTTTTAGACCTTAGTTTGTGATTTATAAAAATCACCAAACCAGCCCATTACTTTTTAACCGAATTCCTGTATTTAATAAAATCCTCTGTAGACATTTCCGCGAGGGAAACTGTTGTGGAGGAGCCTCTTTTAACAGGTGTAATTGGCGGTGGTGACTGTGTTACTTTTTTCACCACGGCTTTATCTTTTTGACCACTTCCAGTTAATTCTGCTTCAATCTGAGCTAACTTTGCAAATATCTTATAAGAACTTACATTTGGGGCGTTGATTTCCTCAAGCAACTCAGGATTTTTTGCCAAATGATAGCGCATTTTAGGCCCTATATCCGACTCCGCTGTTGCATCAAGTATTTCCTGCCTTACAGGTACATCCTCATATTCGCTCATTAACTCATGGTAATCAGGCATTTCCTTAACAGCTTCATTAACCTTAGTATTCCAAGATTGATTCTGCTGTGTAGCCCTTGTCTGAGTATCACGCGCATCAAGTTCGGCTTTTAGCAATTGTTTTGCTTCATGCCTTACTAAAGCTTTATTATAAGCATCATAACTTTCGTAATCATTGAGATTCGGCTCTTTATCAGTCTGTACAGGGGCTGTAACGAGGGCAGGATTAGATTGCTTTGAAGCCTTCAACTCTTCGTTTTCACGCTCAAGCCTTTCTAATTTTCTTTGTTGCCTTTGCCAGCCAGTAAGCTTTTTCTTAGCCTTTTCGCCGTTGTTTTCTTCTGAATTTTCCGTAGAAGCTTCTTGACTTTTTTCTTGGGTTTCCTCAACTGTATTTTCTACTACTTCCTCTAAACTTTCCACCTCTTTGAATTTATTATCAGATTCAGTAGTTTCAATAACA